TTGAAGATAATAAGTTGAGTTTGAGATATAAAAATGGTTCACAAATTAAAGCAGTTGCAAGTGGAGATGATAGTGGTAGGTCGGAAGCGTTGTCTTTATTGATATTAGATGAGGCTGCTTTCATTGAAAAGATTGATACGATATGGGCTGCAGCATCACAGACGCTATCAACTGGTGGACAATGTATAGCTGTCTCCACACCAAATGGTGTTGGTAATTGGTTTCATAAAACTTGGATGGACGCCGAGGATGGTTTAAATGATTTTAACTTTATTAGGTTAAATTGGGATTTACATCCAGAAAGAAATCAAGAGTGGAGAGATGACCAAGATAAATTATTAGGCCCATCATTAGCAGCTCAAGAATGTGATTGTGACTTCATCACCTCTGGCCAATCAGTTGTTGATGGTGTTATATTAGAAGAGTATAAGAACACACAAGTAAAAGAACCACTTGAAAAACGTGGTGTAGATAGTAACCTTTGGATATGGGAGCCACCAAATTACACAAAAGATTATATAGTATGTGCTGACGTTAGTCGTGGAGACTCCACAGATTATTCAGCTTTTCATATTATAGAGATAGAAACTTTAGAACAAGTAGCAGAATATAAAGGTAGATTATCTACACGAGATTATGGTAACTTGTTGGTTAATATTTCAATAGAATATAATAACGCTTTATTAGTTATTGAAAACAACAACATAGGTTGGGCAGCTATCCAACAGGTTATTGATAGAAATTATGAAAATTTATTTTATATGAGTAAAGACTTACAAGTAGTTGATACTCAAAAACATATTAACAATAAAATTAATAGAGCAGAAAAACAATTAGTACCAGGATTTACAGTAACACAAAAGACAAGACCTTTAATTGTTGCTAAGTTAGAAGAGTTTTTCAGAGAAAAATCTGTGATTGTACATTCAAATAGGTTAATTGATGAACTGTTTGTATTTATATACAATGGTAGTAGAGCAGAAGCGATGAGAGGTTACAACGATGACTTGGTAATGGCTTATGCTATGGGTTTGTGGATAAGAGAAACTGCATTAAGACTTAGAGCAGAGGGAATAGATTTACAGAAAAAAGCTATGGGTAGTATAACTTCAAATCAAGGTGTTTATACACCAAACAATAACCAAACTGAAGGTTGGACTTGGGACATAGGTAAAAAGAAAGAATCATTAGAATGGTTAATTTAACAAATAAGAGGATAAAATGGCCGATACAAGTTTAAGATCAAGATTACAACGATTATTTTCTACAAATGTAATTGTACGAAACGTAGGTGGTAAAAAACTACGAGTCGCAGATACAAGTAGAACACAATCATTTCAAAAGGGTAATCTTATAGACAGATATCAGAAAATTTTCACAGGTGCTGGACTGAGTGGATATTCAGATGCATTAATGACAAAATCATTGAGGTTAAATCTTTTCAAAGATTACGAAGCTATGGATTCTGATGCAATTATATCATCCGCACTCGACATATACGCCGATGAATCAACAATGAAATCTGAATACGGTGATGTGTTAGAAATAAACACAGATAATGAGAATATAAAACAAATACTACATAATCTATTTTATGATATAATAAACATAGAATTTAATTTATGGCCTTGGATTCGTAATATGTGTAAGTATGGTGACTTCTTTTTACAATTACAGATAGATGAAAAATATGGCATTACAAATGTAATCCCAATGTCAGTTTACGATGTTTCAAGACTTGAAGGTTTAGATCCTGAAAATCCAGAATATATAAAATATTTAGTTGAATCTGCAACAACCGAACATAGGTATAAAGCAGAAACATCATCTACGAGAACAGAGTTGGAAAACTATGAAGTAGCTCATTTCAGATTACTATCTGATTCTAACTACTTACCTTATGGTAAATCACAACTTGAAGGTGCTCGTAAGATTTATAAACAATTAACTCTTATGGAAGATGCTATGTTAATCCATAGAATTATGAGAGCACCAGAAAAACGTATTTTTAAATTAGACATTGGTAATATTCCACCAGCAGAGGTTGATAACTATATGCAACAAGTTATTAATAAGATGAAAAAAGCTCCTGTTGTAGACGAGAATACTGGTGATTATAATTTAAAGTATAATATGCAAAATATCACAGAGGATTTTTTCTTGCCAGTCCGCGGCGGTGATAGCGGTACAGGTATAGAATCACTTCCTGGTTTAACTTACGAAGCAACTGAAGATATTGAGTATCTTAAAAATAAGTTATTGTCGGCTTTGAGAATACCAAAAGCATTTCTTGGGTATGATGAGAGTATCGGTTCTAAAGCAACCTTAGCAGCTGAAGATGTTCGTTTTGCAAGAACCATTGAAAGGATACAAAGAATAACATTATCTGAATTAACTAAAATAGCTATTGTCCACCTATACGCACAAGGATATACAGACGCTGACTTGGTTAATTTTGAATTAGACTTAACAAACCCATCTACGATATATGAACAAGAAAAAATTGAATTGTGGAATAACAAAACTTCTCTTGCAGAATCGATGATGAGAGAAGGAATTGTTTCCACTAATTGGATTTATAAAAATATATTTGGATTTACAGACGAAGAAATAAAAAAAGAAGATGAAAATATAACATTTGACTATAAACAAAAATTTAGACGTTCACAAATTGAAAATGAAGGTAACGATCCTGCTCAAAGTGGAGAAGCAGCTGGTACACCATCGGATATGGCTATGGGAAGAACTGGTCACGAGTTAGATGATGAGGGTGGTTCAGAAGAAGGCGGTCAACCAGGTGCTGGAAGGCCAAAAGAACCTAATAAGTATGGAAAAGATAGTGGTGCACGTGGACGAGATCCGTTAGGTGCACATGATATGAAGAAAGGTGGTAGTGGTGCACCTAAATATGGTAAGTCTTTAGCATTGTCACACTATGATTCATTAAAAAAATCAATGACATTTAATAAAAAAGACAAAGAAATCATAACAGAGGTATCGGAGTTAGAAGAGGAATATCAAAACGAGGTAAGTTCTTTAACTAATGGTAGTTCAAATGAATAATTATTACTTAACTTTATATTTATTTAAGACTAAATATATATATACTATACGGAGTATTTAAATGGCTCAAAAATTAAAACATTCTAAGATAAAGAATACTGGTATTCTTTTCGAACTATTAACGAGACAAATTACAGCAGACGTTTTAGCTAATAAAAGTACAAAATCTGTCTCAATTGTAAAAAAGTATTTTAATGAAAACACCGAATTGGGAAAAGAGTTTCAGTTATACAAAATTTTATCTGAAAAACACTATCAATCCGAAAGTAGAGCTAATCATTTACTTGAAGCAGTTATAAAATCAAGACAAAAATTAAGTAATACAACCTTGCGTCGTGAAAAATATAATTTAATTAAGGAAATTAAAGAAAATTACAACGTAACTGATTTTTTTAATGGTCGTATTTCAAATTATAGAATATTAGCTTCTATTTCTAACGTATTCCAAGCTGAAACAACAGATGTAGAATATAAACCCGATGAAACTGTTGGTTCAAAGTTTACAGTATTAGAACATATAACAAGTAGAAAGGTTACAAGTAAAGAAATTAAAGAAAAAGTAATGAATGAGTACAGTAAATCTGATAAAGACTTGAGATTACTTGCATATGAGATATTAGTCGATAAATTTAACAGTAAATACAAAAATTTAAACGAATCTCAACGTAATTTGTTAAAAAATTATATAAATAACATAAGTAACACTAATTCGTTACGAGGTTTTGTTGATACCGAAGTTGTAACTATAAAAAAAGAATTAAATACTCATTTACCACGTGTAAATGATAAAATAACAAAAATTAAGTTAACCGAAGCGGTTAATCAAGTAGAAAATCTAACTAAAGGTAAAGTAGTTAGTGAAAAACAGGTTTTAACTCTTATGAGGTACTATGAATTGATTAAGGAGATTAAAAATGTCCATGAACGTTAATGATTTACAAGAATACATCAGAGAAATTATAAAACAAGAGCTAGAAGAGGCTTCTGTTACTGGTGGTATTGATGGTGGTGAAGGCCCACCTAAAACAC